TTGTGTTCGGTACTGCACCTGTACACCTTACAGAAGACCCTAGTGCGGTAGTCAACAAGCCAATCATCTGCTACAGCTGGGAAGAAGCTGTTCAACAACTTGGCTACTCTGAAGATTGGGCACATTTCACATTATGTGAAGCGATGTACGCACAATTCAAATTGTATGGTGTAGCTCCAATTGTATTTGTTAATGTATTGGATCCTGCTAAGCACAAGAAATCCACTACAACAACTGCTACATTGGCAGAAAAGAAATGTGTAGTAAAAGCAGCAGTATTGCTTAATACATTAAAAGTAGCTAGTGCTGGTCAAACAGGTGTAGCTAACACAGATTACACGGCAGCATTTGATGACAAAAATCAATTGGTTATCTCTGTTGTAAAAGGTGGAAAGTTTGATACAGCTACTACCTTAAACCTTACTTATGATGAACTTGATGTAGAAAACTTTGATTATAGAAATGTAATCGGCGGGGTGGATAGCAACGATAAAGCAACCGGCTTTGAATTGATTGATACAATCTATCATCATTTCGGCATTGTGCCAGGGCTTATTGCTGCACCTGGTTTCTCTCAAAATCCTACAGTAGCATCCGTTATGAAGGCAAAATCTCGTGTTATTAACAACTTATTTAGAGCGACAACATTAGTTGATATCGATACTACGCAAGTTGTTAAATACACTGATGCTTATGAATGGAAGAAAGGTAATAGCTATACAGGCGAATCCGAAGTCGTATGTTGGCCAAAAGTTCGTAATGGCGACTATGTGTTCCATATGTCTACACACATTATGGGCATTATGGGTAAATGCGATGCGTCTAATAGCGATATTCCTACGCTATCCCCTTCTAATAAATCTATGAACATCACAGGTTTATGTTTGGCTAATGGCAAGGAAGTTATGCTTACGCATTCTCAAGCGAACTTATTGAACTCTCAAGGTATTATGACGGCCGTTAACATCAACGGTTGGGTATCTTGGGGCAACTATACAGGTGCATATCCTGGCACAACTGATGTTAAGGATACATTCATTTGTGTACGTCGTTTCAATGATTGGGATGACCAAACATTCATCTTAACGTATTGGCAAAAAGTGGATATGCCTATCTTGCCACGTAATATCAAAACAATTCTTGATAGTGAAACAATTCGTCTTAACGGGCTTACTTCTCGTGGCTTTATTTTGGGCGGTCGTATTGAATTTAAAGAAGCAGAAAACCCTACAACAGACTTGTTGAATGGTATTATTCGCTTCCATAAATACCGTACACCACCAATTCCAGCGCAAGAAATTGAAAGCATTTCTGAATACGATGTTTCCTATTTCAAAACATTATTTCAAACAGTATAGAAAGGGGTAATTAATCATGGCATCTATCAACCAAGTGCCGGAAGTGCTTAATGACTTCCGTGTATATGAAGAAGGTTCTGACAACTGTTTAGGTGTTGCCAAAGTAGAATTACCTAGTGAATCTGTAATGACTCAAACTGTAAAAGGTGTGGGCATAGCAGGTGAAGTAGAAGCGCCAGTTATTGGGCACTACTCTTCTATGGAAACTAAACTTACTTGGAACACTCCAACAGAAACTACACACCGCCTTACAGGTGGACGCGGCGTGCGCTTAGAAGTACGCGGTGCTATCCAATGTTGGGATAGTGGTAAAGATAAATATGTAATTGTGCCTACACGTGCTGTTATTCGTGGCCGTGCTAAATCTAAAGAAAACGGCACATATGAATCTGGCAATACTATTGATGCAACGAACACAATCGAAACCACATATTTGAAATTAGAACAAAACGGTAAGGTAGTTCGTGAAATCGATAAATACGCATATAAGGATTCTATTTCTGATGGCACTGACTTCCTTGGCGATGTTCGTGCTGCACTCGGTATTTAGTCTGTAGAAAGGACGATCACTAATGAGTAAACAAAGTACTATGAACGAAACAACTGGTATTGAATTAGTAAAAGCAGGTCATTCCTTACAATTTGAAGGAATCAGCGGTTATACATTAATTAAATGTGAGAAGTCTGCAAAGAATGAAGATAGAACTATCACAGTTCCTGCATTATCCATGACGTATCAAGCACATGTAGCAGCTGCTGCATGCGGTTGTAAAGTGGATGATATTTATAGTCTTCCGGCTGCTGATTTTACTAGAGTGTGCTTAGAGGTACAGAATTTTTTGCTCAATTCCGAAAAATAACTGACCTAGAAAGGTATTTTACAGAGTGTGCGATTACGTGTAGTAAATACACAAGCACGCCAATGGATTACTTTGTTCGAGAGCTAGACGTGGATGAGTTCATAGTCCACGTTCAGCTCATTAGTGATGGTATCGAGCGTGAGAATAAAGCGATGAAAGGGAGAAAATAATGGCCAATAAAGTCTTAGAAATGGCGATTGCCATTAAAGGTAAACTCGACGGCGGGTTATCTTCCTCTGTATCAAAAGCATCTCAGGAACTCAACAAACTATCAAACGCAATCAAGGATCAACAGGCACAATACAGAAAACTGCAAGCCGTCTCACAAAAGTCGGGGAATGTTAGTGACAGGAATGCGGCTATTGCCGCTGAGCAAAAACTGAATTCTATGTTACAAAGACAGGCCCAGTTGAGGTCTAATATTGCAAGTCAGACTGCGCATCAAAATGCAATCAGCAAAATGGGAGGTGCAAGCCCTTTAGCAGGGGCAGCATCCGCCGCACAAGGTGCAAGTGCCGCAGTAAGCGGTGTTACAGGAAAGCTCGCAAATTTTGCTATGGTCGCAGCCGGAGGTTTTGGTATTGGTGCCATTATAGATAACGTTGTAAATGCGGGCGAGGCACTATATCAACTGTCTAATAAACTGCACATGACGACTGCCGAGACGTCACAATTTAAGAAGATTATGACGTTAAGTGGTGTTGATGTAGAAGCGGCGGCTAAGTCATTCGCTAAAATGGATAAGACTTTGGTTAGTGGTGGTAAAAGTGCCGAAGCGTTGCAGGGGTACCTCAGCCAATTTGGTGTATCTTTAACTGATGCAAATGGCAAGTTGTTGCCTATGAACCAACAATTGGACGCAATGGCTAAAGGTTACCAAAATGCGGTAGCACAAGGCCGAGGGCAAGAATTCATGCTTGAAACGCTAGGCGCCAAAGGCCTGGAGCTTACTAAAGTATTTGAAAACTATGCAGATGCACAAGCGGCCGCATCACAAATTAAAGGTGTTGGTATTGATCCTAAATCACTTCATGAAATATGGCTACAGATGAACATCCTGAAAGCGGAAGCTACGCAGGTTGCATTAGGCTTGGCACAGGCATTTATACCGATTGCCCAGCAAATATTACCGGCACTGATACCGGTATTACAAACCGTTGTAACGTTCATGAAGGATAATAAGGAAGCTATTGCAGCCGTAGTAACAAACGGATTGAAATTAGCCTTACTATATGGTACTGCCACAAAATTGGCATCTGGTATTACTACAATCACTACAGCTTTTAAAGGTGTAGAAACAGCTACGAGTGCCTTTAAAGCCGCTGGCGCATTAATAGGAGGACCATGGGTAATTGCTATCATGGCGATTATTGCAGCGATATACCTATTAGTAACTAACTGGGATACGATTTGTTCTACATTAACATCTGTTTGGGATAGCGTATGCTCCGGGCTAAGTTCGATATGGGATAGCGTGTGTTCTGCTTTAAGTTCTGCATGGAGCGCCATTATATCTGGAATTATGACTGTGATAAATGGCCTATTATCAATTGGGCTAAGCGTGTTTAATGCATTGAAAGCGGCGGTAATAGCCTACGTAAATTTATGGCTTAACTTACCAACGTACATTGGTATGGCCGTAGGATTTATTACAGGCATTATTTTGCGATTGCCTGCGATTATGGTACAAGTTGGAACTGCTGTTATATCTGCCGTCGTATCATTTGCCACAGAGTGTTATAACTTTGCAGTTACTACTTTTGGGGATATGGTTGAGGGGATTTATAACTTCTTAATTAATTTACCTACCTACATGATTACATTGGGTGCTGAATTCGTAGCGGCAGTTATCTCGTTTGCTTCTGAAGCATATGCTACGGCTACTTCTTGGATTAGTAATTTAGTTAATGATGTTATCAATTTCCTCGTGAACTTACCTAGTGCCTGTGCAGAAGCCGGAGCAGCGTTTGTAGCGGCCGCAGAGCAATGGGCAAGTGATGCCTATAATGCTGTGGTAAACTGGGTAAGTCAAATCCCGAGTGCGGTATCTAACGCAATTGCAGGTGCGTGGGCAAGTATTAAGGCCCAATTTAGTGGAGGTTTCACAGTTGGTGTTTCCGCCGCTGGAGGTAATGCGTATGCTAATGGTGGTGTAATTACATCTCCAGAAGTTGCATTGATTGGCGAAGCCGGGTACCCTGAAGTCATTGTCCCTATTGATGGTAGTGCTAATGCGATGAATTTATGGCAAACGGCTGGTCGAATGCTAGGTGTGAGTGGAGCGCAGACTGCTGCAGCACCTACTGTATCATTAGCACCTAGTGTGCCTGTGACGTCCTCATCTAGTAATAGTGGGGCGCCTGTACAAATTACATTCGCTCCTGTCATTAATGCTGGTAATGGTTCAACCGATGATATTATGTCAGAATTATACGCAAAAATGCGTGAATTTGAACAAATGATGCG